CCAATATAATAAGGTAGGAACGCAGACGGGGATTATCCGGCTCCTACCTATATTATATCACAGGGACGTCAAAAAATCAACAATGAGTTTCTTACAACAAAGTTTGTGCGCTGTAGTTCGTTACCGTTCTCGTCAACGCTCTTAGTGCATTGCAGGTGCGGGTGTTGTTTCGGTTCCCGTAGGGAACTCACCACATTTGCATGAACAGCGGTTCCAGCTCTTTAATAACCAGCATATCAACATTCAGAATCACAGAACGGTATTCCTCAATCAGCTTTGCAGGGCTGACCCCACGGCGACCCTCGCTCTTAATGGTGATATCCCCCTGTTTATCTCCCACAACGTGCTGCTGACGTGCGCTTGCTTCCTGCTGATTGTGAGCGATGTTACGTTCGCTGTCGTTCTTCTCATTCTCTCCGGTCGCGGTGTTTTGCGTGCCATGGGTATTGTCGGCCTGTGCGGATGTGTTATCCTCACGGTAAGACCGGTCAGCATGATACGCCTCATGGTTCACCCCACTCTCATGCCAGATTTCGTTACTCAAATCGTGCTGATTGATGTTGTTCGTGTTCTTGACATTGTGGGTGTAATCCTGAATCGTGGTTTCATGTTCCGTCACATCCTGTGTAGAGGTGTGGTCCTGTGTCCAGTGGATATCGTCTGTGTTATCCCGGTCGCGGGTAAAGTCCGTGGTCTGGGTATTGTCCTTGGTGTGGTCGGTTTTGACGTTTTCGGTCCAGTTTTCGGTCCCAATATCGGTCGTGTTCTTGGTGGTATTCTCGACAGTTCGGGTAGTAACATACCCGTCAACCTTAATGGTAGTTCCGCCGCCGTTCCCGTCGCCATCGCCCTCGACCTGTTCTTCCGTTGCGGTCATTGCAGACGGCATATCAGAAAACTTCGTGTCTTTCGCTTCAATCTCCGTAATGTTATTCGTGTGCATCTTGTTGCCCGTGGTATTTCGAGTTTCGTCAAAATCCTCATGGGCTTCCATCTTGGTGTTCTCGGTGGTATCTTCGGTATGGGTTTCGTTCTGCTGGTGCTGCGTATTTTCCTCAAAGTCCGTTTTCCGTGTCAGGTCACGATTCGTAGTCGTGTTCGCGGTCTTATCTTCGTTCAAATCTTCGATACGGTCCATAGTGGTATCTACGGTCCGGTCACCCTGTTTCTGGTAATCGCTGTTATCGGTGCTGTCGATGGTCTCAGCGCCAACTTTATGCTTTTCAATGTTCGATGTGTAATCCGTGGTGAATTCCAT